CACTATTTGAATGAATAAAAATAAAGCCCACCACAGTGTGATGGACTACATTGATTTAATGGATCGAAAGCTTCGCTGCATGGGAAAAGGGAATGATGCAATTCCTATCCGTACATTTGTAAGCATCTTCATCATGCATTTTATCTATGATCTCTTGGGAGTTTAAATGACCAACTTCTGCAATGACTGCATCCAAGATTTCAATTTCCTCAGGGGTTAGCTCTTTGATTTGAAAACCTTCAACTGGATGAAACTTATAACCCATACGATCGAAATCATATAGAACTGTTTCAAACTCAACTCCATCCAAATCTAGAATCTGCTCATATCCCTCAGGCACTGCGCCCATTGGTAAAGCACTATACACTAGACCTGTTATAGACTTTCCTCTTCTTTTATAGCTTACATTATCTCCATACCACAGCATTTTCATTAACTTAACTTTGTGAAGGCTGGAAACCTTAGAAGCGTAATAATTGATGATTTCGATCACCTTATTAAGATTCAGCTCTACTCCACCTGTAATAATGTCTTCAACAAAATTAGCATAAAGCGCTTGAATCGAATCCATTAAATAACGGTTTTTCATTCTTCTGAACTCTCCACTTGCTGCTTTATGATATTTTTCATACGCTTTATCGGAAATCTTTCCTTTAGCTCTAGTTAACATTTCAAGAAACCACTTAGGATCAGAATCAATCTTTCTTAGTACATCGTCATGAGCGCGATCCTGGACTTGATGGTTTTCGTATCTTGTAATTGTAGCTCTTCCCCAATCCAATATCTCTGAAAAATCCTTTTGACTTACTTCATACTTGTCTCTAATTGCAATGATTTCTTTAGACGTTAATAAACCCACTTTTTCTCTATACGCATCTTTCATTGCCAAGCTATTTGCTTTGATCATATCCTCTGTTTCAAGATATTCATCTGCATGGGCACAATACTCATAAATCGCATCAAAGGATACTTCCTCACCTTTGAAATCTTCAATATCCTCTAGGATAACGGTTTGCACTTCATGTTCTTCCATACAGATGAGGCATAATTTCTTTTCATTTTTAATTGTTTTCATTTTTTCTCACCTCAAACTTTCTTATATGGAAAGTCACTTTCTTTGAAATCCCACTCTGAGTAGTGGAATGACATCACAAATACATAATTCTCACCGCTGGCAAGTGTGCTGACCAGCTCAACACGTATCTTAATGTATACGTCATCTCCAGAATATTGTTTCCCAAATACTCGCATCTCACTCTTTTTAGGAAATCTGGTGTCCTTTACCGTTTCAATGTATTCCTCAACAGTAAGAAGTGATAACTCTCTTTTTAGCGCTTCTACCGCATCATCATCGGGAAACAATTGAGCCATCGTAAATCTGTTAGAAAATCTTTTATTTCGTTTTTGGTCTACTTTTCTTTCTTCTTGGTAGCTTACAGTGGCTGATCCACTTTCAAAAGCATATTTTAACCTATCTAAATAGGTCTGAACTTCTAGTTTTGATTCTTTCCTTTTTACTTCGGTTGTCTGGCTCATCTTTATTATAACACTCCTCATGGATACGGTCAATATTTTTGGTATCAATTGATGCCATTAATTTAATTTTTACATCCTCTTATTTTACATTGTATACCATAAAACGATATCCTTCTACAAAGAATTACATATTCATCAGTGGCTATTGTTGTCGTGCCAACATTCTGAGTCATTTCCATTTTCGCTCCGTTTGTTTGAAAGCAAAACAACCCACCAAGTGGCCCGATAATGATAATCAGACAACTCAGTGGGTTTCTTTGTGTATTTTTAATTTTGTCATGTTTTTCTTTATATTTGAAGAATAACGTTCGATTTTTAAAAATCTTAACTACTTCTTTACTGAATAATATTTCTGCAACTTGCTCCCTGGCTTATCGGGTATCGTTCTTTTTATTTTGCCCTGCTCTATTAGTGGATTAAGAATGATACTTCTAAAGGCATTCTTAGAAGAATATTTTCCCAAGAAATCAACCATCTCAGTCAACTTTCTTGGCTCCTCACAATACTTAAGCAAAGCCTTCACCTCTGGCCCTTTTAGAAACTCTTTCTTTTCTAATTGGTATTTTGCTTTTTTCCTGCGTTTCTCCTGTTCTTGAAAGGCTTTATAGTTTATTGGTGACTTCCACTCAAAACCGGAATGGAACCGATAGATAATCTGGCCACCATCCAGAATCGTTCCTTTTTCTATAAAGCGCTCAAATAGATCAGGTTCAAACTCTGGCGCATTTAAGTAATAACCAAGGTCGTCTCTTCTTTCATTGGTATAAATGGACAGCGCTTTTCTAAGGGTATTGATATCCTCTTCTATCTCGGCTTGCTGTTCTTCTCGGGCTATGAAATCAACCGTTTGCTCTCTTATCTTCATGATCTCTTCTGTCAAATGATCAACCAGTCTTGCATCTTTTCCTTTTCTGCCTAGTTCATCTTCAACCGCTTCATAAAGCTTCTGGTTTAAATCGTCTTTTTGCTTTTCTAAAATCGCTCTTTGCATTTCTTCCTCTGGCTTTATTCGCAAGTCTTCAATAAAGGCATCAAGGTACGCTTTAAATGCTGGGTTGAGTTTTATATCCATCATAAACTGAGAAAAGTTTTCTTCAACGTACTCCTGCTTCATGTACATGGAATCACAGTGCCCTCTCGATGATTGATAGCAGCACCACCACCTCACCTCATAATTTTCCCTCTGTCTATTGATGGCTCTGCTATATCCGACTAAACTTCCACATTTACTGCAGTAGAATTTCTTTGTAAACGACTCATTCTTGCCTTGGTCATCTGGATATTTCCTTCGACTTTTTTTACGTTTCTTTTCATTTACTTCAATCAATTTTTGAACCCTTTCCCACTGCTCTTCTTCAATAATTGCTTTATGGTGATTCTCAATGAAATACATGGGCAGCTCCCCTGTATTCTTCACCCGTTCATTTACCAGAGTAAGCCCTGAATGAAACCTTTGATAGATGTAATTGCCTCGGTAAATTTCAGAGCGCAATATCCTTCCAATGGTGGTGTCACACCACGCTTCTTGTCCTCCCGGAGTAGGAACAGCTTCGGATATAAGTAAATCTCTTATAGACCTTATAGTCTTTCCTTTTTCATACTCATCATAGATCAGCTTCACAACTTTTGCTTCTTCATCGTTAACTATCCATTCTTTATTTTTATCGTACTCATAGCCGTAGCCTTGAACTGTTGGCCTTACAATACCCCTCTGAGCTAGACTTCTTTTACCCCATGCTATAGCCTCACCAATATTGACACTTTCTTCCTGTCCCAGTGCGGATAACAGATTAATCAGGACATTGCTCTTATCATCAAGGGCTCTTAGGTTCTCACGCTCGAACCAAACATCGACCTGCGGTTCCAGACTTTTCAACATGTTTAAGTAGGTTAATGTATCAACAGTATTTCTGGCAAATCGAGATAGCGACTTTGTAATGATCAGATTTATTCTCCCCGCTTTGCAGTCTTCCATCATCCTCTTGAATTCGGGCCTTCCTTCAGTCGTTCTACCGCTTTTTCCGTCATCTATATAGATATCAGCTAAGATGTAGCGCGGGTCCTTGAGGATAAGATACAGATAATATGAATATTGGGTCTTGATACTTGTTTTTTGCTGCTCCAGTTCTGTAGAAACACGGACATAGGCAGCCACTTTTAATTTCTGTTCTCTCACGACAGGGACACTCGTCCGCATCACCACAGAATTGCTTAATTGTTTTTGTATATTTTTAACCATCAAATTAGGTTCAAGTTTTCTTTCTGCTATCATATTCACATCCTCCTCATCTACGCAATTTAGATCACCCCCTTTCTCCGAGGTGATTTGAATACTTGTCATCACTTGAAATTCAGGATTTTTATCAACCTGTAATTCCCCTTTAGGATGTAATTCTTCAGGGAACTCTACAATATTGGATTTTATGGGTTCGCAGCTTCCAACTTCAGTCTCTTTGCCGTCGATCCAGTAAATTTTATAATCATCTATCGAATAAATGTCCATGGAAAGAATCCACGCTCGCAAGTATTCAATAGTTGCTTTCCCTGCGAATTCTTCAAAAGTTACAATATTCTCAAGCCAGTTTATAGAACCGAGTCGATACTTCCTATCATCTTCAATTTCTACAAGCCGATTCTCAAACTTCTCATAATCCCTTTCCATCTGAATAATGTCTTCATCTGTAAACTGAATATCTCTCAACCTTTTAGCCAATTGTATCTGCGTCAAGGCTTTAAGGCGATGAAACTCAAAGTAGTCATTCTGGTTTATCCTAATCAACATTCTTTGTAGCCGCCTAATCAGTTTTGGATTATCAACATCAAAGCGTACTCTAAAAGCATTAAGCATTATTTCAATCATCAAGTCTTCCCGTATCGTCAGTGAACTGCAGAGGTTTTTGTTGGTTGTTGCAATGACGCACCTAAAATAATCCCATGGTTTAATTCTATTTCTTCTGAAATTCTGACCGCAGTTGCCACAGTGGATCCGCCTTGATAAGGGATTGGGTCTAAATTGTTGGGGTTTAGATTCCCTTTTGTTCTTGTTTCTTTCTTCCTGAACCCGGTCAAAGAGTTCCTGACTTATAATCGCTGGATGATGGTTCTCAATTAAATATTGATCCCGTATCCCTTCTGATGATCGTCTTTTGTTGCTCATCAAATCTCGTGTAAGTTTCCTGGTCTTTACGCTTCCTGTGTAGGCAATGTTTGATAAGATTGATGCTATCGTCTTCGGTCCCCACAGTTCCTTCCCAAAGTAGGTCCTGACTCCTCTTCTGGTTAATTCAGCTGCAATGGCATTATTACTCATACCATCAAGATGCATTTGATAAATTTGTCTAACAACTTGAGCTTGCTCTTCATTGATTGTAATGACGGTCTCATTACCGACTTTTGTTTTATCATAACCGTAAGTGTGACCGATATTAACCTTGCCCTTCATCATTCGTTTTTCATGTCCCCACTCTATAGCCTGGGAAGTAGCTTCAATTTCCCCTTGGGCAATACTGGCATAGGTTTTTAAGAGATAGGTCGTATCACTTCTGGTGCTTTCTATATTTTCCGTTTCAAAATATACAGTGACACCCAGGTCCTTGAGCAGCTCAATGGCTTCAATTAGCTCCTGCGCATTCCTTGAAAAGCGGGATACATTTTTGACGAGAATCAGGTCAATCCTGTGTTCTTCACAGTGTCTGAGCATCCGAGTAAAGCCTCGTCTTAATGATGCTTTTCTCCC